ATGTGTTATTATTAACACATAAGCTAGGACTAGGAGTCGAAATGGCTGGCACTACTATTGACATTGAAAGCATTATTGATCCACATGCCCTAGCTGTGGATATTGCTAATCGTTGGTCCACTTGGAACAGTGCTCGTTCTTCTAAGATTGAGGAGTGGAAAGAGCTACGTAACTATGTTTACGCTACAGATACTCGCACAACAAGTAACAGTAAGTTACCTTGGTCTAACTCTACTACTACTCCCAAGCTAACTCAGATTTCTGATAACCTTCATGCTAACTACTTCGCTGCCTTGTTTCCTCAGAAGCGTTGGTTTCGGTTTGAAGCATCAGACAGTGACTCAGACCTAAAGATTAAACGTGACATTATTCAGGCGTATATGCAGAATAAACTACGTCAGTCAGACTTTGTAAACACTACAAGTAAATTAATCAATGACTACATTCAGTATGGTAACTGCTTTGCTACTGTCGATTATCAACGTAAGGTAACTGAGTTTGAAGATGGTGATCGTGTAGTTAACTACGTTGGTCCTAAACTTGTTCGTATTTCCCCGTTTGATATTTGTTTTAATCCGATAGCTGCTGAGTTTGCAGATACTCCTAAGATTATTCGTTCTGTCTTGACCTTGGGTGAAGTACAACGTATGGTCGATACGTCAGTTGATAAAGAGTATATGTCTGACATCTTCAATAAGATGTTAGGTAACCGTGGTGCAGCTAAAGGTAATGACATTGATGTAAATAAGTCAGAAGGTTTTGTTGCTGATGGCTTCTCTAATCTTACAGATTACTTTGAGTCGGACTATGTAGAAATCCTTACTTTCTACGGTGACATTTACGATACAAACTCTGGTAAGTTTATGAACAATCGTGTTATCACAATTGTTGATCGTGCGTATGTTTTGTCTAATGAAGAAAACCCTAGTTATTTAGGTCGTGATCCTATCTTCCATGTAGGCTGGCGTGACCGTCCTGATAACCTGTACAGCATGGGTCCACTAGATAATCTTGTAGGTATGCAGTACCGCATTGACCACCTAGAGAACCTTAAAGCAGATGTTTTCGATCAGATTGCTTACCCTGTTCTCAAGATTCGTGGTGATGTAGAGGACTTTGACTTTGAACCTAATGCTCGTATCTATCTGGGTGATGAAGGCGATGTAGGTTACCTTGTTCCTGACAGTACAGCCCTTAATGCTGACTTCCAGATTCGAGAAATCGAAGCTAAGATGGAGATGATGGCAGGTGCTCCCCGTGAGGCTATGGGTATCCGTAGTGCTGGTGAGAAGACAGCCTTTGAAGTTAATCAGTTAATGACAGCAGCTGGTCGCATCTTCCAACACAAGACTGCTCACTTTGAACGTGTGTTCCTTGAGCCTATCTTGAATGCTATGCTTGAAGTGTCACGCCGTAACATGGACTATGAGGATACAGCTAAGGTCTTAAACGAAGATACTGGCTTGTACTTCTTTACACAGATTACTCGTGAGGACATCAAGGCTAACGGTAAGATCGTACCAATGGGTGCTCGTCACTTTGCTGAACGTGCTCAACGTGTACAGAACCTTACTACCATGTATCAAATTAAAGCCTCCGATCCTAGCATTGGCTCACACCTTTCAGGTAAAGAGTTTGCTCGTTTGCTTGCAGATGAGTTAGGTGAGCCAGCATTGTTTGGTGAGAACATTGCAGTGTCTGAACAACTTGAGACACAGAAGGTTGTCACAGAGGCTCAGGTTGAGTTTGAAGCAGAGCAAGAGGAAAAGGCTGAACGAGGTATGCAGGAACTAGAACCCGCACCTGAGCAAGCCCCTGAGGAGCCTATTGAATGAAGGCAGCTTGGTTCAAAGACTGTAAAACAAAGAAAGAAAAAGAAGCGGTAGCACAAACATTGCAGTCCCAGAGAGAGGGACTAGACCGCCTCAAAGAAATCCTAGAGCCTATGCTAAAGGATACTACCCCTGCCGCAGACTATGACTCACCATCGTGGGCGTATAAGCAAGCAGATCGCAACGGGTTCAATCGAGCAGTGACCACTGTGTTGGACCTTATTAACTTAGACAAGGAATAACAATGAGTGTATTTTCTGAGGAACAGGTGACCCCTGTTGAGCAGAGTGAACAAGTATCAGCCTTTGAGGAACCAACCAGTCCCTCAGTCTTGGGTGATCTTGTGGGAGAAGGACGTAAGTTCAACGATGTTGAGGCTTTAGCAAAAGGAAAGCTGGAAGCAGATCGTTTTATCGAACAGATGAAACAAGAGAATGCTTCTTTGAAAGCAGACCTAGAAAAGCAAGCATACAAACTTGGAGTTACAACTAAGATGGAAGAAATGGCCTCGGCACCCACAACCGAACTTCTTGATCCCAATAATAACAATAGTGGCACTACGAATACAGCTAATACCCAGCCAAGTTCGAGTGAAGCAGACATTGAGAGCCTAGTTGAACAGACCCTGAGAAAGCGAGAGCAGGAAAGTGTTGCTAAAAATAACATTGCTCTAGTTGAATCGGAACTTGCACAAGCCTACGGAACAGAAGCAGCAGCTGCCGTGCAGCAGAAAGCTAATGAACTGGGGCTACCGATGGCAGAGTTACAAGGTATGGCTGCAAAGTCACCAGCTGCGTTTATGCAGTTGATGGGTAAGTCAGCACCTCGTTCCAATCCATTAGTGCAGGGGAGCATTCGTACTGAGGGTTCTACAATGCAAGCATCCTCTGAGAAGGACTTTGGTTATTACCAAAAACTTCGCAGGGAAAACTCGACAGAGTACTATAAACCGTCTACTCAGCGACAAATGATGGCAGATGCCGAACGTCTGGGTGACAGATTCTATTGATAAAGGAAGAGAACAATGGCTGGTAATACAGTAGCTACTCTCGCATTAGCCAAACGTGCAGAAGTTTGGGGTGCAGAGCTTAAGGAAATCTTGCGGGATGAACTGCAAGGCATGAAATACGTTAACTGGTTGAATGATTTCCCAGATGGTGATACATTCAAAATCCCATCTTTGGGTGATGCAACCGTTAACGACTACACTGAAGATGCTGCGGTCACATATGACCCAATTGATGATGCACAGTTTACGTTCACCATCACTGAGTACCTTCAGGCTGGTAACTACATCACTAACAAAGCGATGCAGGATGTTTACTACTCAAACCAAATCATGTCACAGTTCGTGCCTCTGCAAGAACGTGCTTTGATGGAACGTCTTGAGACAGACATCATGGCTTTGGGTGGTCAGCAAACACTAGATGATGGTAACGCAATCAATGGCGTTGACCACCGTATGCTGGGTTCCGGTACAGGTAACAAGATTGCCGTTGAAGACTTTGCTAAGGCACTCCGTGCTTTGAAAACTGGTAAAGTACCACAGCGCAACCTCGTTGCTATTGTTGATCCGTCTGTTGAATTTGAGATGAACACATTGTCTCAGTTGACAAACGTATCTAACAACCCACGTTGGGAAGGTATTGTTCGTGATGGTATCGCAACTGGCATGTCCTTTGTTGCTAACATCTACGGCTTTGATGTATATACATCGAACTACCTGAAAACAGAAGCTGCTGAAACTATCGGTGGTACAACTGTTAACAACGCAATCACCAACATGTTCTTCTCTGCGGATCAGACAGTGTTGCCTTTCGTAGGTGCATGGCGTCAGATGCCAAACGTGGACACAGAGTACAACAAAGATTACCAGCGTACAGAGTTTGTAACTACTGCACGTTATGGTATGAAACTGTACCGTCCAGAGAACTTGGTTACAGTTATGACTGCGCCGTTGGCGTAACATAATTACAAGGGGAGGGGAGAAATCTCCTCCTCTTACTTTTTATACTTGACAACTATTTTACTTGTGTGTATAATAGTCTTAACAAGTCCCCCCGGTAAGGATAACATAACATGGCTAACGTAGAACATTCATCATTAACAGGTAGTGCATTACACGAACCTAAGGGTGTAGCCACAGCCAACAGTGGTGAAGCATACGTTGCTAACGGTTCTGGTAGTGGGGTATGGCAACCTATTCACCGTCACCTTGGTGTAGCTACTACATTCTCTGCTACTTCTCCGTTTGCCTACACTCTTGATACAGACATTGTTGAAAAGTTTCTATCCTTTCCAGTAGACTCTTCGCATGTAACAGGTTTTACTGTAGTAACTTCTCCTAATTTACGATTTCGTTACGATGATTCTACAGAAGTAACATCTTTGATTAACCTAACAATGTCATCTTCACAGGAATCCGGTAGTTCAAAAGATGTAGAGTGGGCTTTGTTTAAGAACGGTACGGAGATTGGCGGATCAAGGGCTATCCGTTCTATTTCTTCGGGTTCTTGGGGTTCTATCTCTGTTACTGCTGTCATCTCGTTAGCTCAAAATGACTATATTGAAATTAAAACTAAATCAAATGCTGACAATGTTGACGTAAACTATGCCAACATCTACGTCTCTATTATTGGAATGAGTGCATAACATGAAGATGACTCTCCTCGAAATGGTTCAGAACATCTTATCCGATATGGATTCGGAGGAGATCAACAGTATTTCTGATTCAAATGAAGCTGAACAGATTGCTAAAGTAATTGAGAATACTTACTTCAATCTTATCTCTACTCGTATTATTCCTGAACATGCTCAAACAATTAAGTTAGTCTCGTACTCTAGTTCCGCCAGACCTACTCACTTCTCCTTCCCCACTCGTGTAAAGAACATTGAGTTTTTGGACTACAACGTGTCTGAGAAGGTAGGTGGGGTAGAGTACAAACGCCTTACATACTTAGAGCCAGATGCTTTCTTTGGTTTGTCAGACAAGCGGGACAGCCTTGCTTCTAATGTTGTACAGGTCAATGATGTACAGGCAGACAGTATACTACTTATCCGTAACGATGTAATGCCTGAGTACTACACATCGTTTGATGATGAAAACATCGTACTGGACTCCTACAAATCCACCATCGACAGCACACTAACTTCAGCTAAGACACGAGCATATGGTATTAAGTACCCAACCTTTGACTCGTTTACTGATACGTTTACACCTGACATTGATGATGTAATGTTCCCCTACCTTCTAGCTGAAGCTAAGTCTACAGCCATGTCCTTATTTAAATCAGGTGCTGATCCTAAGACCGAGCAGTCTGCTAGGCGTCAGAAAGTTTACGTCCAGAATGATTTACATAGATTGAATGTAGGAAGGCCAAAGAACAACTATGGTAGACATTAGTTTAATCAAAAGTGAAGACGGTCAACAAGTAAAAGTAGTAAGTGACAAAACTGAGAAACCTCTAGTAGTTTACAAACCTCAAGATGGTTTTAAGTTTTATGCAGTGAAGTACGAGAACGGAGCACAGGTTCCAGCAGAACTAAGTGGACGATGGACAGGTATTAGCTCTGCACTTAATGCAGTAACTGCTCACCTAGAACATAAGAAGCCCACTCCTCGTAAGGCCGTTAACGACAGGTACAAGGCCCGTAAGGCCAAGAAGGAAGAACTGAATGCCACAGAGCCTGATCCAGAGAACGGTTAACACCTTTGTTAAAGGTCTCATCACTGAGGCTTCTGAGCTTACGTTCCCTGAGAATGCTTCAGTGGACGAACTTAACTGCGCCTTGGAACGTGATGGTACACGGCGTAGGCGTAAGGCTCTTACATTAGAAGACAACCATGTTCTTTCAGATGTTGTTGTACCTCAAGGTGCTTTAGTACAAACACTGGACTGGTACAACGTAGCAGGTCAGCCTAACCTAGAGTTCTTGGTAATTCAAGTCAACAACATTCTTTACTTCTATGAGAAGTCTACAGACCCCTTGTCAGCTAACAAGTACTCAGGCACAATAGACCTTAACACTTATTCAGCTAATAACAATCTCTCTCCTTCTGAAAACCGTGTTCAAGTTACAGCCCTTAACGGGGCTTTGATTGTTGCATCACCAGCGGTTAATACTTTCTATGTTGAGTTCAATACTTCAACTGAAGCATTTACCTCGACAGTAATTAACTTTAAAGAAAGAGACTTTGAGTGGCAAGGTTCAGACACTGAGGTTACCAGTGAGTACTTTGAAAACGATAGCTCTCCTTCTGCTGAACGTACATACGATGCTAAGAACGTAGGTTGGGGTCAAGGCGGAGGACCAGCAACCTATACCTTCGCTTTAACCCATGCTTGGTACGCAGGTAAAGATGCTAACGGAGCATTTAACGCAACAGACTGGGAAGAAATTTACTCTGGTTCATCTCTTGCAGCTAACGGTCACTTTGTTTTAGATGTCTTTAACAAGGTACGTTCTGGTCTGGCTACTGAAGTAGAGACAGGTAGGTTTCGTACAGTAGCTGCATACGCAGGTCGTGTATTTTATTCGGGGATTGACTCAGCTAAGAATGGTGGTAAGGTTTACTTCTCCAGACTTACGGAGAGGCTTGCTGACGTAGGTAACTGCTATCAGGTGTATGACCCTACCTCAGAGATCATTAGTGACCTACTGGACACTGACGGCGGTGTGGTAAGTATCCCCGATGCACATAACATTCGTAAGCTCCACGTTATTGGTGCCTCTCTATTGGTGTTTGCTGAGAACGGTGTGTGGGCTGTTGCTGGTGTTGACAACGTGTTCCGTGCCACTGAGTACGCCATCACTCGTATCAGTGACGTAGGCTTAGTAAATGAAAACTCCTTTACAGTAGCAGATGGGTTACCTGTTTGGTGGAGTAAGACAGGGCTACACGCAATTCAACAGGGTGAATCACTAAACGTACCCACTGCTCAAAACTTATCACTATCTACCATACAGACTTTTTGGGACAACATTTCAAACGAGAAGAAAGCTCAGGTCCATGTTGAGTTCGATAAAGTAAACAGCAGAGTGTTCTGGTTTTACCCTGATAACGATGAAACAATAGACTACAAGTACAACAATATCCTTGTTATGGACTTAGCTTTACAGGCTTTCTATCCTTGGAAAGTTGAAGATCAAGATAGTGATACTTCCTACATCATAGGCACCTCTTACTATGCTGGTCTTGGGGCTACCTCTACAGAGACACAAGTTGTTAACGGTTCAGATACTATCGTAAATGGTGCGGATAATGTAGTAGCTACTCTTTACAGAGATTATCTGCAAGGTGACAGTGAGATCAAGGTTCTGGTCCGTGATGGTGCAACAGGTAAGATGACCTTTGCTACATTCCGTGGAGATACTTATCTTGACTGGGGTGAAGCAGACTACAAGAGTTTTGCTGAAGCAGGTTATGACTTCATGGGAGACATGACAACCTTTAAGACTGCACCTTACGTCACAACGTACATGCGAGTTACTGAGGATGGTTACACTGCCTCTGGTTTAGGTTATGAGTTCATCAATCCATCTAGCTGTTTGATGTCTGTGTCATGGAACTTAAATAAAGCTAACAGCACACCTCGTGAGATTTACAAACTCAAGGATGTTCCTGTTGTGGACCCTAATAATCTAGGTTCTATCAACTACCCCTCAGACACAGTAGTCACTAAATCAAAAGTTCGTGGTCGTGGACGTTCAATGAAACTTAGGTTCGAGAGTGCAACAGGTAAAGACTTTCACCTAGTAGGGTATGAGGTACTTGGTGGTAAAAACAACACCTATTAACATAAGAGAAGCAACAGAAGAAGATGCACTAGACTGTTTAATCCTCTTCAAACAATTTCACAAAGAGTCTAAAGTACCTTACTCGTGGGATGTAAAGAAAACACAAGAAGTTTTTCTTCAGACATTACCATTAGAGAACTTCTGTACTTTTGTAGCTCAAAAAGATGAAGATGTAATTGGCTTTATTTGTGGTATGTACTCTCAACCTTTATTCTCATCTGAGAATATAGCTACAGAAGTTGCTTGGTTTGTTAACAAAGAGTATAGAAATAGTAGTGCTGGATTTAAGTTAATGAAAGCATACGAAGAGTGGGCTGTCAACAAAGGTGTCAAGTATATAGGCATGACTTACCTTGAAGATATTACGGACCTCTCAGAAATCTATGAGAAAAAGGGTTATGTGAAAGCTGAGACCCAGTACATGAAGGAATTCTAAAATGGCAGTCTTTACTACTTTAGCAGCGACAACCGCACTTACTGCTACAGGTGTAGCAATTGCAGGTACAGCGATATATGCAGCCGGAATAGGGATAGCCTCTTCAATAAAGGCAGGTAAGGCATCTCAAGCCGCCGCCCAAAGACAGGAAAAAGCACAGCAACTACAAGCTAGACGTAAACGCCGTGCAGCTATTCGACAGAATATTCTAGCAAGTGCAAGGGCAAGAGCTTCAGCACAGTCAGCTGGAACAGCCACAAGCTCAGGTTTACAAGGTGGTGTAGGTGCAGGTCGTTCCCAACTTGGTGCTGAATTAGGTTTTGGTACACAGATGAGTGGCCTTAGTTCTGAAATCTCAGCTTTTCAAGGACAAGCTCAAAAGTACAGCGATATCTCTAAATTAAGTTTTGGCGTGGCGAACTTAGCAGCTGGTCAATTTGATTTAGGTAGTCAATTTGACCTTGGTACTTTTAGTAAACCAACTGAATAATAAGGAAATACAATGAGCAGCATCGTTTCCTTAGAGGAACTCCTAGCAGATGAAGAGGACTTCTCTCAGGTAGAGCAGAAGAAACCTCTTGATCCCACCTCACCACTGGAAAAGCAGGTGGTTGAGGAACAATCCCTTTTGCTTGAAGTAGACCCAGCCGTTATCTCTGAAGCTCGTCTTGCAGAGGACATGACACACGAGGGGTTGGCTAAACAATTTCCTGACTTGAATGTATTCCTTGAGACACTATACGATGCTGGTGTTCCTATTGAAGAGGCTGGTCGTTTAGCACAGGAACATGTAGACCGTAAGCAGGTAGCTGTTTCTCCTCGTGAGTTTATCTTCTCTAGTATCATGATGGTTGATGACGATACAGTTAACCAAGAAACTCTACGGATGTTAACTAACTACGAGTTGATTAACAAACGTATTGCTGAACGTCTTGAGAAGAATGACCCCTCTACTTTTAAGTGGTTGGCTGCTGGTACTCTGAACACCGCCCGTGACTTTACTATCGGTGTGTTTGAGATGCTAATCCGTAAGGACTCTCGTAAGTCTAAAGAGTACGCAGATACTTTGTTCATGGAACCAGAAGAGTTTGATACCTACTGGGAGAATGAACTAAACGATGCAGAGAACAAAGGTCTCTTCAACATCCGTGAGTATGAATCTTTAAGAGATGTTCAAACATTAATTGATAACTTTGGTGTAGACGAGAATGCTGGGTTCAATCAGCTTCTTGCCTTGGTAGACGTAGCTACACTAGGTGTAACTAAAACTGCTACTAGACTAGCCGCAGCTGGTGGACGTAAACTAATTACAGGTTCTGCCGCTACTCGTGAGACTGTAGAGGGAGTTCTAAAGTCTAAGTCAGCATCTGAGGTTATCACAGCCACTAAAGGTGACGTAGCTGGTGCTAAGGCTACAATCATTCAACACAACACAGGTCAGGCTCCTAGCTCTGTATCTGGTAAGGCTGGACCTACAACACTAGACCCTAATCCAAACACACCAGTCCCTCATTCAGCCACAGTTATTGAAGGCACTAAAGCCTCCATGCTGTTTGATGACATGTCTAAGATTATGCAGTCTCCTTTTGCAGGTAAGGCATTCACACTAGAGAGCCTTAACGAAGCTACTGAGAAAGTAGCTACACGCCTGATGAATAGCTCAACCAACGCCTTCGTTAAACTATCTCGCCGCCGTGCAGAGGATTCAGATAACTTTATTTACTCAGCAATCTTGGGTAAGTCAGAGAATGGTGCAACCTTTACTACTAAGAAAGAGGCACAAGAGGCTGTTAACTTTGACCCACGTTACACTCCAGTACGCCGTAATGCAGATGACCTAGAGCAAGGCTATGGCTTGAAGGAGAACAAACGTGGATGGTATCTTCAGTACGAAGAACGTATTGATACTAGCCGCCTAGCTAAAGAGTTAGAGGATGTAACAGTAGACGAGGGCTTCGTTAAACGTGCAGCTGCCCGTCTGTTCTCAGCTGGTCAGACTACAGTTGGTCCTCGTGTAGGGTTTATGATTAACGCAGCTGAAGGTCTTGTTGCTCGTGTAAGTAAGATTGCTGACAAGTCATTTAAAGATATTCGTAGCCTTAGTAAACAGGAATACGAAGAAGTCAACAAGGTCATGACACGTTACCGTGATAGACCTGAGGGTGATGCTCAAGAAAACCTAGCCGCACAACGGGGTGCTCCTAATTCTAACAAGTTTGCTGCTGACTTTTTCCAAGTTAATGGTAAGGCTCCAACTGAAAAGCAATTGACTGCCTACCGTGCTCTTACTGACTTCAACAATGCAGCTTGGAATGTAAAAGCTACTGAGATTTTAAAGAATGTAACTAATCGTGGTGGTTGGGCAGTCACTATCAATACAGGTTATGACGGTATCGGTGTGATTGCTAAGGCGGCAGACGATGACGTAGTGTACAGTAGACTACAGGGCCGCATTAAAGGTGCTCAAACAGCTGACAGAGTAGTTTACAAGCTAGACCAGCCTTACCAAACTCCTGACGGTACAAACTACCAGTATGTCACAGACATAGTGGATGCTCGTATTCCTCAGAAGTCTGATGTATTAGGTTACAATGTAGGTGGTTCACGAAACAACGAGACCCTTAACTTCTTTGTCGGCTCTGTGTTTGAGCCTACCCTCGCTGGTGGTAAGAAGGCAGCAAAAGGTTTCCGTACTCTGATAGGTTCTTTTAGTGCTAAGGAAGCTGACAAGGCTGCTAAGGAAATAAACAACATCGTAGATGTCCTATCACCTATCTTTAAAGCTACAGGTGTTAAACACATTAAAGACTTAGGTATCTGAGGT